CGCAGAATGTCTACATCCGACCTGTGGCTTTTAACCTAAAGCTCTAGGATCCTGGTAGCCCCCCCAGGATTGGGTGTTCTTTAAACGAAACTTTTGGTTTCATAGGTTTGAGAAGGCGAAGTCCTCGCCCACTCATGAAATCAATCTCTTGACGTTGACGCAAAGCTACAACATCTGCTTTTCGTTGACAACTTCTAAGGCCGAGAACCCCCTTCAGGGATAATCGACCATACTCCTCTGATAAAGGTACCAAGAACCCCGCTTGTACTGCTGACGCTATCCAGTCGTGAACATCACGAGTGAATAATTCGCGTTTTGGAGGAAGAGTAGGATCAAAGTCCGACACCTTAGGCATTGGCAAGAGGTGAGTCAGAACTAATTGTTGTTGTATAAGTCTCATGAAGATTTCCACAACACGAGAACTATATTTATTACCATAATTATCAGACCACTCCGTTAACTGCCGACGGATCTGGTTAACATTGTTTCTATGGTAGTCAGGAATATCATGAGCTGCTCCTAGTACCATCGTACCTGTACACGTCGTGTATCGGGCCCGAAGGCGACTAATAGCATTCGTGTATTCCGTAACTTTACCGCGGTAATACTCTAACCAGTCTAGTAATATGACTATTTGAGTCGGGTCCGTCCATTTCTGGCCGCCCGTAAAATCCATTAATAATTTGGACTCGAAGTCATCTAACGAAGACTCCAGAGTCCTTCTAAGGACAAGAATTTTCTCCTGGAAGGACTTCAGGCAATTTGTATAGAGTTTTGTAAGTTTCATTGTAAAATCTAGGTTAGTTGGAACATGACAATTCCAAGTAGATATGTGTCCCTTGCTAAGGGCGTCACCTACTCCTAACCAATGGAGAAGGAAGCCTATATACGCAGTTCCTTGGAAACCAGGTTCTCTATAGAGCGGAGAACCCGGACCGAGGAAGGCGGACACAGCTACGTCAACTTTCCATCCCATGCGACCCTTTGGGCCTAGAACATAGGAATAATAAGTATTTTCATTAAAAGCTAAGGTTAACCTCGCTAGCGAGGTCAACCATTTTGAAGAAGTTAGATCAACCCAACCGCGTTGCGCCAACCGAATCGCAAAGGCGATACGATCGGCCATCCCTTGGACAGCAAGCTCCTCTCTAAACGAAGCAGGAGAGAGATCCACACCCGAACGAACTGTTCTAGATATGTATTGAACCATTGCCCTCTCTGACGTATAAGATTTTGCGACAGAGATTGGGATTTCTAATTCCCTCATAACAATTAAATACTCTTTTGCAACGACCTGACATTTTGCAATCACCGAATCATCTCCTGTTATTGAGTAGGTAAAGAAGGGGAACTTACCAACTCGCCAAGCAGAATACTGAACAATAGCATGATGGACAAAGTCTAGCATAGCCCATGATGAGAGGAAACCCATAGGTTGTCCCCTACCGTATCGAACCCGTTGCTGGACGGTACGGTCTTTTGAATCAGGATCAAGCAACACAAACTCACGATCAACTAATAACTGCTCCCAGGCCTGAGCTAGCTCAGGTCCTAGCAAGCATTCCAAGAGTTTTGTATACAAAACTCGAGGTATGTTATCTGTAGCGGAAGAAATATCATAACACCAATAATGAGTATGCCCAAGTACTCCCTGGAGAGCCGCCCCCTGATTCATTGTTCCGTCTCCCGGCAGATTAGGGAGAATCCGGAACAACCAATCATGAAGCGGTTTCAAGGCATACTGGGTGAACCAATCGCCCAAGGCGAAAATACGGTTCTTCCCAGCGGCCTCCTCCTTGACTGACAACCGACCCAGGAACACTTCCTGGTCTGTATTAAAATTATAAGGTCCCTGACTCACCCGGGCTTGCCCTTGCGAATCAGTGAACCTCATTTCCCCTATTACTAAACCTTGACACAACTGGTAATATTGTAATGCCAGAGTGTGGCCACTAGCTAAGAGATATCGGATTAACGGAGCATCTCCGAACCTCTTCCAAGCTAGGACATCTAAACCTATCCCTAATATTGATTTACCTTTATTAGGGCCCGCTTTAATAGACATATAAGGATGATCCGAATTACCCTGGAATGGAGGCACCCAGCCATTCTGTCGTAACCACGGAATAAAAGCCGTTCGAAGAAACGTAAAGAAGCGTTGCGTCTTTTCGGTAACCTCGTAGGGTTTATTCCTAATGGTGTCTAAAGAAACGGGAGGGTGGGGGGTATCAAAACCCTTATACATCCCCAAGATAGAAGCCCAAATCCGTATAGCGCGGGAGTCTCCCGCTCTAATACTGGCCCGGGCACGTAACGGTAACCAACGGGGTAAGCCATGGCGAATAGAAATGGCTACACCGAGGTGCCGAGAATCATCAATCGGTTTACCCGAAAGATATGTATTTAAAATAAACAGCGATATTTTCATCCGTTTACACAGATTAGCGGGTCCTTCGTGCTTGAGCAAATGCCAAAAGTACGAAGCGACCTGTGCGGAGTCTTGATAAAATCCAACAGAGGAGAGTTGTCCGCCAGACCAACCATAGAGCGTCCGCGCCCAAAGGTTGACTGCCTGCTTCATATTTTGTAAAGTAGGATTGAGCAGACGATTAGCTCCAATATCAGCGCCAAAACAATTATAAAAATGAGACCAAAAGGAAGCGGATTGTCCTGGAGGTTTTGTAGAATAAGGAGAAGCAGGATCCACCGCTGAAGAAGCGGGGAAGGAAGAATTAGAAGTTGTTGACCGTGCTTTCGGCCCTCCTCCGGGGGGGGAGTTAGTTTTAACTTTAGAAGCATCATCAACTTTTGTATCACCCGGACGTGCAAGAACGATTAGCGTCTGATCGTTGCTGAGCACCACCCGTAGTAGTACTTTATATTCTTTCTCAGAAAGGTACAGTACGGCATGGGGATCAGCCGGATCTACTATAGCGTACGATCCTGTTGAAACAAGGCCCCAGTTTACTGAACCATACAATGCATGGTCAGGTCTTTGTAAAAGAGAACTCGATGTATGAAATAGCGAAAATCTGTTAAGCATTATTTATAACTATTTTGTACGTTGGGATAAGGGAGTTGCACTCATCAGCATCTCGTGCCTCTTACGAGGCAGGATTAGCTCGAGCGGAGTAGCTCTCACAATTCTTGCTAGATTTCATCCGGGCGAGCCCAGAATCCCGCCTAGCAACCACTTAAACCTGGACCAGATCTTCCTACAGGAGGTCTTGTTCTCCCCCCACTAGAACTACTGAACCCCTCCCACACCACTCCCCATATAAGGTTCTTCTCCCCTATACGAGCAAGCTTGTCACACAAGGATATAAGTATCGAGGTTGTACGGGATAACCTCACTTAGAAATTCCTCATCCAAGAAATGGCAGATTAGAGCTCAGCTTCTAGTAGGCACGCAATTCAAGAAGGTCGATCTAATTTCGAATAAAAGTGACTCCTGTACCCTTTCGCACCGAAGGGTGAACGGACCTACTCGAATCATGATAATGATACCCGTAGTAAGGTTGTCACACAGCTCCACATGTAACAATCATCATCATACCTGGGAAGGCACTGCGATTAGGCAGGCATGCTGAGGCTTTTCAGCATGAAGGGAGTGCAACTCTCCCC